ATTCCTTACATATTATAATTTATAAATAGGTTAGATTTATAATATAATAAATTTATATATAATCTAACCGGTTTTTGTTAAAACAAATTTAAGATTAAAATTCGATTTTGTCAAGTAGCAGGTATATCTATTTTTGATTCTTCATCAAAATTAGTTGGCTCCTCATCCATATACGGATACCATTCTGATAATTTAACTTGCATAAATTTAGTTGATATTACTGTTTCAGAATCAATCTGTTCTTCCTTCAGTAATTCTCTTATTAGTGGGTCTAGCAAATCTTGCTTACCTAATATGGTATCATTTTCATCACGCAATATTACTTGACCATTAGAAAATACTTCTATTTTCCTTACCATAATTTTATTTTCTCCTTTGGGTAATCTATTCCAGTCATATTAACAAAATTTAATATATTCATATACACAGAACCATGTTTCGTCCCGTTTACATTACAATCAGTTGGAGTAAGAATTATATAAATCTGGCTAAGATTATCAAATACTGAATATATTGCTTTTTCATCATTACCGCTATAAATTAGATTTTGTGAAGAACCAGCTATATCCTTTAGGATTTCTGCAGCTTTTTTAAATGTATCTGAGCTTATAACCATAAATCCGGGAGTAGATGATTGCAATTCATACTGTTCACTAAACGGTGGAATATAATCATCAAATAACTCTTCTTCAGTTTGTATTAGTGGTGCTTGGACAGGTATTACAAGTTTCGGTCTTTTACATTTAGCCAGCACTTCCTTACTAATACTTGAATTATCATAATAAGGGACTAATTCTAGATTATAAGATATGATTGATGGCAAATCAAATGAATAAGTAGAACCTTTAATTGAGCTATAACTTAGTCTAGCTGAATACTCATTCCTGCAATTCACTATAATAGATATTACAACTGGCATTACTTTTAATATCTTTACAATATTTCCTTCATCTCCATTAGCACCGGAAGGAGCGCATGACCCATTAACATGAGAATGCCACTGGACAATCATGTCTGATATATCATATTTAATATCATTAAGTATATCATCAGGAAAGTTATTTACTTCCACACCTTCTACTATCTGCTTACTCAGCGGAGCAAGTTTATAAATACCTTTTGTTTTACTATAATGCCCCCATCCTGCAATCTCAGCGTTAAAATGTTTATGTGCATAGAAAGCATATTCAAACATTTTAGTGAATGCTGCGGAATTTATTGGCATACGTATTTTCTCAGCCATTATAACCTCTTTTTTATTTCTTGAAGCAATTTTGTTATTTCTGATTTTGGTATTACTATATATGTATATCTTACATCGCAATCTGAAGCAGCAGAATTATCATATACTTCTAATCTGAAATAGAATTTCTTACCATCAAAAACAGAAGAATAAAAATTTAATCCTATTTCTTCTAAACATTTATCAAACTTATCTTCTAAGCAGCTACAATAAGTGAATTTTATTTGATCTCCATTTTTAATAGTTTTCTTAAACCACTTATCAAATACTGGTTTTGTAGTATATGCAACACCATTAAATATTTTATCGAAATCTTGAGGGATATTATATTCCATTTTTATCTACCCTCCGTATTTTCTGGTTCAGTTCCTACTGCTAGTATATTTTCTTCAGTAGTAATAAACTGACCTTGTTCAACTTTACGTGCTTGTTGAATCCAGCTTAATCCAGTTGAATAATCATGAAAAGTGTGCATACTAGGATGCGTTCCTTTCATTATAAGAGTTCTATAAATCCCGACTAGATCAGCAGCGACTCCCATGCTGACATCGACAATCGATTGCCCTGAACAACTTAGGGGTGATGCTTCTTCATTAGTATGAAGTGTAAATTTATAATAATCTCTTTCTGCACTTTTCTTCATATCAATATTGAAGATATTTGTGTATAACCCACCAGTTCTGCTATCAAGTAGATAATGGACGTAGCTTTTAACAAAATAGTTATCTAAAATATATCCTCGAACTTCCATTTTATCAACTGCAGTAATAATTGCTGATGCTTCTCCAATTTCTGCTCCATAATCAATAATTTCTTCCCATTTAATAGGGATTTCTTTTATAATTACATCAGGAACGATATATTTAATCGTTGTTGACAGAATCGTAGTTTTTAATAAATCCTCAGTTAATGCTAATGATTCGGCAAAGAACTGATTTGGAATATTGTGAGCAGCAACTGTATCATGATCGATAAGCGTAAGTCTCTTTACGCCCATACGAGCAAATCCTAGAGCAGCATAAGAACCAATTGCTCCACAACCTACAATTATCACGTGTGATAGCTTATCTTTGGAAGGCATATAAAAATCTAAACCTCTCCAATAATCAGCTTTTAATTTTTGCGACATTTAAACCTCCATTTTTAATAATTAGTTATTAGCTGAATTTTCAGATTCTTCTTGAGTTTCTGCATTTCCTATACGTCTTACCATCTTGCTATATCTTCACCAGTTATAGTTCTTACTATATCTTCTCTTGCTGCATCAATTCTTTCTACATCTTCTACATCTTCTAAAGTAATAATATCTGCTGCTTCAGAATCTGCATGAGAAGAATCGGGAGCTATTGCATCCATTAGTGCATCAGAATCTTCATATATAATACTATTATCATCAGTATTTGCTGTTGTTGACGCAGTTAAAACATGATTCTCACATCCTTGCTGTGGACAAATAAGTATATTATGTTCTGCACTCCATACAAGAGGAGTATTACAATGAGCACAATTTAGTTGTGCTTCAGGATTACGTCTGCAAGTAATTCCAGTGCAACGATTATTTATCATATAATTACCACAATCACAATATCTAGTATGTGCTTCTGCAAATTCAAGTAATGATTCAACTCTTTCACTTTCTGGATTAGCTGCTTTATGTAACGGTAAAGCACGTTCCATAGCACGCAACCTACTCGCAAGTTTTTTAACAGAGATAAAGGGTTGGTCTGGATAATAACTGTTCACCGATTCTTTTATCAAGTCAAGTAAAAATGCAAAGTTCTTTGTGGATTGGTAGATGACAAAATCCTCTTTTCTATTTCCATAACAAATATAATCTTTAATATGAGGATGTAATGACCAATCTAATCCCAAATCAGAATCATATTCCCAGTTAGTGAAAAAGAATTGAGAACGTTTTAGTGTGAAATTATCATCAAAAGTAAGAATAATATTTTTATATTTTATGTATCCCTCTATATCATTACCGATGGTAACTTTACCAAATTCAATGATGATAAGTGATAGTGATTTTTCACGGGTAATTTTTAGTTTTAATTTTTTACCATAAGTAAATAATTCTTTCCAGTTTATTGGAGTATAACTTATAGTATTCTGTTCTAATATTTTTAGATATTCATTATAAAGTTCAGCTGATCGGTTGAAATACTCATAAGCATTTATAATATTGCCAGAACATTTATTCCATATTTTTATAGCATTTTCTTGATCTTCGGGAATTAATAATGCTATTAGACATGCTTCTACTTTATCATAAACTATCCCCTCTTCACTTACATAATAAAAAGGTTCTGAGAACAATGTATTAGCTCTAATGGATGATACATTGTCATATGTTCGTGCTATATAATTGAAAGTGTTACGATTCACTGCTAATATATTCTGAGTAGCTTCGCTCACTTCTTCATAAGATTTATTCAGAAATATTGCAACAGCGATTTTCCTTTTTTCTGGCAGATCGCATGGTCTGCCTAAAGGTTTTCCCATCTTATTCTCCTATTAATTAATAAATTGGAGACAGTAATATTACCATCTCCAATTAGAATTAGATGATCATCGGTTGTTTTTTGTTTTAACACCGATACGAACTACATCTTTAGCTGATAGAACAGCATTACTATCTGTTGCAACACTATATCCATTTAAAGATACAGAATATCCTTCAATATTCATATCTTTAACAAATGTTGCGACTGTTGATTCTGCTGGAACTTTTACAACTTCCGGCAAACAACCCGGACGCTGGAAATTTACTGAAATTGTCTTTACTGCTACTTTCTTTGCCATCACTTGGCTCCTTCTTTTGTTATTATATTCCATACTTTTCTAGTATGGCTTTTATGATTCCTATTAAAATAAATAATACACTCAGAATAATTAATATCCTAAGAATAAATATGTTATCTTTTAGATGCGTTTTCATATTGGGATAGTAGCCAGACTCGAACTGACATTGCCTCGATTAATAACATAACGTAATTCAGTGCTCAACCACGTGACTTGCAACATAGATCGCAATTAAATGATTAGTAACTTTTCAGTCTCTTATCATAAAATACTATTGATCAGAGCAAGTATTATGTGCTTATCTTAACGTGGAAATTAATCTCAGGGTTTACCATTAACTTATACTATCCTTTTGATTTAGATTTTGGTTAAGTGAAAATCTAGAAAACACTCCGTAAAATATATAAGCAGTGGCGATTAAACCACTGCTTAGGAGATATGATGGATATTATCAACCATTAACCAAAAATAATGATTAATAATAAAATCATCAAAAATAAACCAAGTATGATGTTAAAAATTAGTCTCATCTTAATTTGCCAGAGGGTCTTGTTTATTTAATGATTTACAAGTTGCTTTTATATCTTCTGGACATTCATCACAATTATGTTCAGATGCTTCTTCCATCATCTTCTGGAGATTAGTAGCATCCAAAGGATCATCAGGATTGGGTATATCCATACTTTTTTCCATTGCTTCTTTTAGTTGGCTTAATCTTGCTCTTAATATTGAAACAGGATTAAGAGCTTCGCTTACCATCTGAAGCAGAAGATATTCTCCTAATATAGCAGAATTTAACGCACCAGCGATATAGCCAATCATTTCTGGATATGTTCCAAGTGCTTTAGCTTCTTCCAGACAAGATTTACTAAATTCTGTTGTGTTTATTGCTACAGATGCTGTATCATCATTTACTTTTTTCTTTGTATTTTCCAGTTGATTTGCTAGTTTATGATAAGCCTCAATAGTTTTATCATATACCTCTTTACCATACATTGTATGTATTGAACTAAGAGTTGGTATCATCCTTCTTCTTTCCATTTTATTCCTCATTTTCTGTTATATTTTCACATATTTTAATTAAATCATCATGAGATTTTTCTTTTAATTCTTTATACAAATCTTTATCTGCAAATTCGTGTGTGAATATTGGTCTATTAAGTTTTTTCTCAGCGTATTTATGCATATCGGAAAAACTACCAACCATAATACCAGTATAAGCTGATATTACTGCTGCTTCGTGTTTAGTCATTTTATCTCCTTTAGATAAGATTATTTATTTCTGCGTAATTCTCGCAGTAATGCTTTTTCTTTTTCTTTCTCTAATTTCTCATATCTGCGTAATAAAGTGCTAAGTCCATGTTCTATACAGCGACTTGCTTTATTACCTGTAATTTGTTGTAGTTCTAAACATTTTTTACAGTTCATTATCTATTATCCTATTTTAGTCATCATTCCAGCATTGACAGCGAGGATCATTCGAGCCACAATATTTACAATAGTTATCAAATAATAATATTCTTTCTTTGTCTGATAAATAAGGAAGCAAAAGTTTAACAGTATCGAATGGTTTATGCAATTCCATATAATCAGTATTACTTGCGTTATAACCAGCAACAAAATCGACTACACTTTTTACATTTTTATTATTTTTCTTATAGTTAAACCATGCTTTTACGATTTGTTCATTGCTAAATCTATAGTCCATATTATTTTAATCTCCATATTTTATATAGACAGTATAATACAAATACAAGAAAATATCCACCTAATGTAACTAGAAGATATTTATGAACTATATCAATTATATTCATTTCATTTTATAGTATATATCATACCAAAAACCTAGTCCTGATGGCATATGAATGAATAGAAATGCACTAATAATCCCACGTTCTGTATTAAACTCTTTATCAGAGCTTATAGATGTAGCTTCTTTTAACTTTTTATTTCTGATAACAGTCTCAATTTCTTTAAGACATTTCTGTTTTTCTTGCTCTGTAAGCCTATCTGAATCTTTTATCAGATTTCTTATTTTATTATAACTCATAATATCTCCAATTAAGTGCTATTTAGAACTGCTGGAAGGAGTTGAACCTTCCCTACATACAACGTGGATTGAGTAATCTATGTCTCTTTCCAGTATGCGTTCCTGATGGTTACTCAGCAGTTTCCAGTCAAGATAGCTGGCGGGCTAGCAATGGCTAAAGTGAGTTATTGAAAATAGACTACATATTCTTTGCCAAAATCATCATATCTAAGATTAGGTAAATGTTTTGGAGCATCAAATAAAGTTGGTATTACTACAGCGACAGTTAATTTTCCATACATATTACGTCCAGAATAATTATTTATCGTCCTGTAACCTTTTCTTTTTGCCCATTTAATAAGTCTTTCTTGCGTTGTCATATTAATTACCGCATCTGAATTATGGATTAATATTTTTTCCTTCAATAGTTTCACTACCATTTGAATGAATAGTAATGGCAATTCCTTCAGCATCATCCAATTTTAAACAGCTAACTAATTCTAATTTAGTTAATTCCATATCTTGTCTAAAGATTTGCTGTTTAATCCCATTACTTATAATCACAATTGCTGGTTCTCCTTCTTTAGCATATATAGTAGCATCACTTGAATCTTCTATACCTGCCTTTTGCATTTGCTCAGCTAATGCAATAAAATAATTTGGATTCATTTTGCACCTCTCTTTAATTATAGATTAATATTCTTCACAATTTGATATAATATTTGAACTGCCTCGCAGAGTTGAACTGCGCCGTATCACAACAAGTTATACGTTCCAGATTTAGACAGTTACCAAGCTAAATATATTAATATTAAGTGGGCTTTGTTTTATTTGACTACATAAATATGGAGTGCTAACTTTGCATATTCTAATTAGTCAAGCCGGTATAGATTTAATGGCTTACCGCTTTATTGCCAACCCACTGATTGTTATGCTTTATACATAATACAAATCAAGAAACATTTACTGCTTTATTTAATATCTCTGCAATCTCAGCTATTAAGTCAATCGGTAGTTTTTTATGCCAATCTGGAATAACCTTTAATTGATGAGGTGCTATGGTTAGACTGCATTTCTGAGTTGCTAACCAGTCATTACAATCGGCGGTCTTTTTTGTTAGAGCTTGGTAATCCATATTATCTCCTTTTTTGTTTGTGTTACTTGCGGATAGTTCTGCTGTCTTGTATCTCCGAGCTAATCGAACTATCCTGCTATACTATTCAACTGCTTTCCAATAAGCGTGTGAGAATCCTGCAACATCCCACCCATTGTCCGGCTTACCTAATGTTTCAACAATAAACTTTTTAGTTAGTATTGATGCTTTATAAGGTTTATTGTCTAAGTAGGCATTGCCGTCCTCGCCAACAACGTATATTTCACTTGTCTTTCCATCGTGTTCTAACCGAACACGTTGACCTGCTTGAAACTTACCTGCTCCCTTTACTCTTTTAACGGTTTCAGGTGACAGGTTATAAATTTGATTGTTAAACAACAGAACTTTACGAGGAACTAAATCCTCCGCTTTTTGTCCAGCTATTGTATTAATTAATTTGTCAAGCTCTACAGCTTGAATTATCTTTTCTTGAATCTCACTATCACTTGCTTCCCTAAAAGATGCAAGTAGATTGGCTTTCTCTTCATTCAACTCAAGCAGTTGAAGTTGCTTTGTTTCTTCAAAGCTAAGTTTGGCAGTCGTTATTGCCTCGCTTAGCTTATCATACGGATGAATAACTATTTGATCCATCTTATTACTCCTTTTTTATGATGTAAAAATAATAACTTTGATGAGTCTATGTAAAGACTCAGTTATTTAGTCAAATTGTCAAAGAACTAAAATGGAAGGACTATCTTTTACCTGCTAAACTTATTCCTTCCAATTATATAAAGAACATACTGATACTTAGTATTTTATACGGAATATTTTCCCATGAAAATATGATATAGGGGGGATATGTATAAGAAGGATGTTGGAAAATATGTTATATATACATACTACCATCTCTAATATTTTTTTACATATATTTTTTATATTTCCCATATTCTATTTTTATATTTTTTCATATAATTTATTCTCCATAAATTTTTTATTTTCATTTTTCTTTAGGTATAAATCATAATAACAAGATATTTCACATATATTTTTGGGGTGTGCTATAAACTAATATAAACTTAGTATAGATCATCTATACTAGTTTATTCTAGTTTATACTATATATACTAGTATAAATTAGTTTAGCGGGTTTGACCCCGCAAAGGTAAGGGATAAATCTAATCTTGTCAATACCTGTTAATAAAATATTTTATTTTTAGTATCATATACTTGACAAGAAGGGTTTTAGACGTTAAATTTGGGTTTAGAATTAAAACAAGGATAGAGGAAGATAGATGATAGAGACAAGAGAAATGGAAAATTACAGACTTTCTGTAGAAAAACGAGCTGAGAAATATTATTTACCTGCTCATAGAGAAGTTAAGATACCTGATCCTAATGATGCTAGACTTGATAAGATAGTGAATATATTACCTCCTGATTATCATCAGGAAGATGATATAGACAGACTTAAATACCACTATTTCTTTGTATCTATTGATTATGATAGAGAAATGTGCGAAGCTGTTTTACATCCTTTAGCAGTATCTCTTAGACAAGAGATCATGAACTGTAATCTAGCAGATTTAATGATAAGAAGTAAAAGAAGAGAGTAGCTTAATGTTATTAACATCACATAAAATACTAAAAACTAGCAGTTATATTCTAGTTATATATGAATATAATAACTGTTTATACACTTCAATTCTATATCCAAATTCAGGAATAACTCCTATTGTTAGTCCTATGTTCACTTTAGAAATTGAAGCAGTTAATCATTCGTTAATGAAACTATTTAGCGTTAATAATATACCATATCTAGAGAAAGTTGCATGAGACTAATTGATATAAAAGAAATACCTTCATATGCTGATATATATAACGTAGTTGCTCAGCCAATGATTAGATACGATAATACTGAAGAGTTTAGAATTAATACTGCAGGTAATCAGGTATATGTCGCTAGTGCTTTTCCTGAATTATTAATCATTTTTCGTGATCTAAATATAGATTTACAATATAAATCAGTTAGTGCTTTCATGGATGATAAGAGCCGTAGATTTACCTACTTATCTGATAAGAACATATGGTTAAAAACAACCGATAATTATCTTCCTGATTCAGTAGATAACTCCGGTAATATTAAATACTCAGTAGATGACCAAAATAATCCTATACCTACTGATGGTTGTTATACTCAGGTTCATGCAATTATAGCTTTGCCTACTCGCATTGTTTGTTTTACAAGCACTGGTGTTAATACAGTTGGTATGACTAAATGGGAAGTTACTGGTGCAGTTAGAACTCAATTTGTTCAGGAAACTAACAATAGACCTGCAGCAGGTTCTGTTAAATACGCTGAATCACTGATAAAGTTATCTACAAGGATAAAACCAAATGTAGATATGTATAAGTTTTTATTTGCCTACCTTCATCCTCAATCATCTGCTTTTGGAGATGAAAATAAAGCTAGAACACTTTCTTTTGGTAATAAGATTAAAAAAGCAGATACAGATAAAATATTCAGTTCACCAATGTTTGAGAGAGCTATGATAAACGTAAGTAAAGTATTATTTCCTGCTCTAAAAGAGGAAATTCGTAAACAGATTCCAGTAGCTTCTTTAGTGAGTATGCTAACTAAAGCTAAAGATAAAGCTGAATCACCAACAGGAAGTGTTGAAGATATTCTGCAAGTATATGATAAGATTGCAGAAGCAGGATATTCTGAGAATCTAACTGTTAAAGATAATATGCAGTTACCTGCAGCAGATTCTTTAGGTAATACTACATTAGGGACTCCTACTGCTGTTTCTCAGCTTACTCAATCTGATGTTAAGATTGTAGAGAAAGATGTTGTTCAGGAACTACTTGACTCCAGTGCTATCCCTGTTGATGAAAAGTTAATGAGAAAACTACGAGAAGAGAGTAACTCAATAGATTCTTTCATAATGTTAGAACAAGAACCAATTTCAGAAGAAGATGAAGAAATTAAAAACTAAATATAAATGGTCAGATAGAGAACAACATCTAAAAGCTATAAATCAGGATGAAATATTAGCTGGTTATCTTATTAAATATGCTCCTATGCTTGGTTTTGGTTCTACAATGTATATTGCCTCTATGAGACGAGTATTACCAATATCTGATGAAGCATTTGAAAATATTGTTGCACAACTTGAAAATCAAGTTAATCATTATAGTCCATATTTTTTTCTCAAAGCTCAATGGAGTAAGGAAGATATAGTTAAGATTAAGAATAAATATAATACAGACCCTGCGGGATTATTAGTAGTAAGTGCTTTGGAGAAGGTAGATGGTATGACCAACCCATTATCGGACTCAGAATCTTCTCATACTACTGATGATATTAAAAAATGGGAACATCAATATTATGAAGAAATAAAGGAATAATTATGAATTTCAAACCTGTATCAAATTATATAGTAGTTGAGTTAATCATTCGAGAAGGTAAAACTAAAGGTGGCATAGTTATACCTGAAACAGTAGGTAAAAGATTTCTAGATAAAGCTATTGTTCGTGTAGTATCAGAAGATGTTGATCTTAATGGTGCTAAAATGATTAGGAATGTTAAAGTTGGTGATAGCATTGCTTTCCCTGCATATGCTGGTCAAATGATTTCAATAGAAGAAAAAGAATATGCGTTAATGCGTGAGTCTGAAATATTTGGTATTTATTCACCTGAAGAACCTAAATCTAATTTAACAGTAGTAAATTAATGAAAAGAATTAATCCAAACATAATTTTAAATAAATTATTCCATAATTGGATTAAAGATTATATTAAAGGTATGCCAAAAGACCCTCTTACTGTTATAAAAATTAGTGATTTTGTTTTTAGACCATATTATGATGATTTACCTACTATTTGTCCATCTGCTGGGCTAGACGTCAAAACAGATACGAATAAATCAGGGGAGTAGTTCTTAAATGCAATTACTCCCTGTTCGTAAAGACCCTAATAATTATCTACTGCAATACTTACCTCGTTGGCAACAGAATAATAATCCAAATGATCTTGGCATAACTCGTTTTATATTTGATCTATATGAAATAAACAGACGAATCGGTAATCCTCCACTTATACGAGATTTCAAACCTGAATATGGTGTAGCTCCGTGGGCTTCTGATGCTCTTGCTTCTTGGTTTCATTATGAACCCGGGATGACTAAGGATGATTGGTGTCATGTTGTAGCTACACATCGTGAAGGTTCTAAAACTACGTGGTATTCTTTATTCTTACCTATTTACCTAATGTGTGTAGGACAATATGGTATATATTCAAATGGTAGCTTATTACCTGAATTTGATTATACTGTATTACGTGGTAAGAACAATAAAGAAGCACAGAAACGTATTATGAACATAAATAATTTTTTTAATAAACCAATCTTAACTACATTATTTGGTGCGTTACGTCCTACATTTAAGGAGGTTCGAGAGAAAGAAGCTAAAGATTCTGCTGGATTACTAATATTATCTAATGGTTATATCTTTGAATGTAGTGGTATAGAACAACCAAGTAGAGGTCTTAACATATTAAGTGTAAGACCAAAACTTTTTCTTTTTGATGATGTTCAGAATAAAGAAAATACAAAGACTGAAGATAGACGAAAGCAGATAGATGAAGAAGTAATGATGGAATCTTTTGGTGCTGTTGCTGATGAAGGTAGTATGATATATATTGGCAATAAAGTTCATCGTCTTGATACATTAGGTAGGTTACTAGATGAATCCAATCCAATATGGAAAAAACATTTCTATACACTTACCGTCAGGAAAGATCCAGTGACAGGTAAAACTTATCCGGGAGTAGGTGATTTAGATAATGAAGTTCCTTTATGGGATAAAAGATGGACTATTGAGAAAGTTAAAAGACGTAAACAATTTTATGAAACTCAACCTAAGTTAGGTGGTCTTAAAGGATTTCTGAAAGAGTATTATAATCGTATTGTTTCTGATACTGATTATAAGATTAAACATTACTTTGCTGAATATCAACGTATTCATGGAATTAACTGGTTAGTATTTAGAAATCCTGATGGTTCTTTAAGATACGAGAATGTTTATATAACACTAGGACTTGATCCAGCTATATCTGATAAGAAGAAATCTTGTGATAGTGCTATTACTGTTGAAGCAGTTGATTCTGCTCATAATAGATATTTACTTGAACAGCCATTTGGTAAATGGGATATACATGATAGATATTTCGATAGTGAACATGAACCTACTCATATAGCTATGATTTCTGATGATTTAGTAAAAGTAAAAAGACGTGGTTCTACTGAAGAAACTTGTCGCATGGCAATGAAATATCATGTCGATGCAATAGATATAGAAACTGAAGTTGGAACTCAATGGACTTTCTATAATGAAATAGCTGCAGCATTAAAGAAAGTAGGGTTTCCAAAGGTTCCTATTCCTGAACCTAGTCCATCTGAAGGTAAAGAAGAAAAACTCAAGCAAATTCCCCTTATGCATTTTGAATCCGGTATTTATTATTTACCCGGTGCTTATGATAAAGAAGGTAAAGTAGTAACTCGTCATGATTTCATGCCTCTTAAAAATGATATTGATTCATTTCCTGACTGTTCTTTTGATAGACTTGATAGTATGTATCTTGCAGAACAGGTAATATCATTTCCACGTAAAATAGAATTTAATGCTCTTGGCTATCCTAAAGTTGATCCAGAAAAAGAACTGGCTAAAAATTTATCTGCCAGAAAATCACTTCTTAATGACTACGAAGGTTGGATAGTAGATTAATTTTTAATCCCATCTATTGACAAATTCTGTATTTCTAAGTATTTTAATACTTATAATTATACTCTACATTATAAGTAGGCACAGAGATGTCCAAGAACTGGACTGAAGAAATACAAAAAGAAAATTATAAAGACTTCAGAGACAATTCCACTTATAGAGGACAATGGGAAAGAGATGCAGTAAGATTTGAAGATTTTCGTTATGGTTCCCATTTTAGTGTTGCTGAAGAAAGAGAACTATTACTTTTCCGTCAAGCCCCACTTCCTATTTCTGTAACTACTGCTATCTGCGATACAGCAGAAGCAATGATGTTAGCTAGTAAACCTACTGTAAAAGTAGCCCCGATTATCCATCCTTATAATGACGCAATCACTAATCGCTCGAAGTCCGTTGCTGGTATATTCAATTATTTAATTACAAAGTCTTGGTATGATTCTCTTGGTGCTTTGCAGTATGATAGAGTTATTAGAGACTATACAAATGTTGGACATGGTTTATTTTATATTGTTCCTCGTAATGAATATGGAGAATTTAATGTTGATGTAAAACATCTTAACTGGCGTTATTTCTATCCCCATCCACTTACCAAATCTCCTTTCTACGATGATTCTGATAATATGATTGTTGCTATGGAGCAAAGTAAACTTGCTGCATATAAATTTGTTAAGTCAATTGAACCTGATTTAACGATGAAACAATTTGAGGAAGGTTGGGTAAAAGATGCACCTCGTCCTACTAAGCAACTTGCTCAACGTTATATGCCCGGAACTCGTAAAGAAGATTCTGTTCTTTTCATACAAAAATTAATTTTAGAAGATCAGTTTGTTTATGCTATTGTTCCGCAAATTCAAGAAATTAATTATAATCAGACTGATGTTGGATATAGAATAGTAAATGAATTGACTCCTGAATTAACTTTAATGGAAAGAGAAAAGAAAATTAAAGTTGTTCAGCAACGCAGATTAGTATTAACAGAATATACTTCTGTTGGTAAACTTGGTTATAAAGTAGTATATCCCATATCTAATTACAATATTGTCCCCCTTGTTTATGATCATCGAGACAGTCCTTATCCACTTGGACGTGTATGGTATCTTTATCCGCTACAACGTACGTTAAATAAATTTATGATGGTTGCTCTTGTAAATGGTTCTCTTATGAACTCTTTGCGAGTAATGTATGAGAAAGATTCTATACCTGACTTAGATGAATGGAAACATAATTTTGCTAAACCCGGTTCGATGTTACCTTATGTATCTACAATGCCGGGAATGACTAAACCACCAACAATTCTTGAAAGTAAACCATTATCAGAAGCATGGTTATCAATGCATAAATATATTACTTATATTATGGAATATGTAAGTGGTATATTTGGCGTTAATATGGGAGATAGTAGAGATACTCCTGATGTATTCTCAACTGTTGCTTCTTTACAATCTGCTGGTGGTAATAAAATGAA